GTAGTGTTTTTCATAATTAGTATAAATATAATACATTATAATAACATAACCAAACATTTTAATAAGTTTTTTTTAAAACTTTTATTATAAAGTATTATATAAGTATGGAAATCACAATTAAAATACCTGAGAACCTAAGAGAAATAACTCTTGGACAATATCAGAAATACTTAAAGATGGAGAAAGAGAATAAAGATGAAACCTTTATAGCTCAAAAAATGATAGAGATCTTTTGTCAAACAAGACTAGATTATGTAATGAAAATGAGATGGAAAGATGTACAAGACATTACAGTAGATTTAGCTAATATGTTTGAAGCAGATCAGAAACTAAAGAAACAGTTTACAATGGATAGTACAACTTATGGTTTTATACCTAATCTAGATGAGATCTCTTTTGGAGAGTTTGTTGATCTAGATGGATGCCTACAAGACTGGCAAGAAATGCATAAAGCCATGCAGATACTATACAGACCTGTTGATATTAGTGTAAGAGGCAAGTATAATATTAAACAATATGATGGTGTTCTAGATGATAGCATGAAAGAAATGCCATTAGAATATGCATTAGGTGCTGTTTTTTTTTTATTGAGTTTAGGAAAAGAGTTGTCAGCAACTATGATGGATTATTTACAGAGGGGAGTTCTGAAGGAGCATACACTTCTGAAGCAGGGTTTAGCAGAAAATGGGGTTGGTATTCATCATTTTACAAGGCAGCTCAAGGAGATGTTACAAGATTTGAACATATCTCAGAACTTAGGTTACACAAAGTCTTGATGTATTTAGAATATGAAACAGAAAAAACAACATTAGAAAATCAGAGAATAAAAAGAAAGTATGGCAACAAGTAAAGTACAAAGAGGGTTTTATTTAGTAGTACAGGCTGTTAAAGATGAGCTTATAAATAATCCTAGTATTAAATCAGTAACATTTGGAGATATTACAGATGTAGATTTACAAAAACAAACAATATTTCCATTAGGTCATATCATAATAGATAGTGTTTCTCATATAGGCAAAACTATGCAGTTCTCATTTACAGTACTTACAATGGAACAGATAGACAGCAATAAAGATTATGTAGATGATTTGTTTTTAGGTAATGACAATACACATGATATTTTAAACACACAACTTGCAGTTTCTAATAGATTAATTACAAGACTAAGAGAGGGACAACTTTATGCTGATGGTTTTCAATTAGTAGGTGATGCTACATGTGAACCTTTCTTTGACAGATTTGAAAACATACTAGCAGGATGGGCAACAACATTTACTGTTGAAATAATAAATGATATAGATTATTGCTAATGAAATACAAAGAGACAGTTAAGGTGTTAGAGGACTTTGCTAGAGAAGTAATAAAAGGTGCTAGAAAGAATCTAAAGAAAAAGAAAGCATCAGGTAAACTACAAAGATCTATTAAGAGTAATGTAAAAGTAAATCCTAAGTCTTTTGAATTAGATTTTGAAATGGAAGGATATGGACAATATCAGGATGCAGGTGTAGATGGTAAAAAGAAAAGATATGGTAAAAGAAAAGCAGGACTTCCTACATTTAGTTACAAAGATAAAATGCCTCCTCCTAAATCACTAGATAAATGGGTTGTTAGAAAAGGACTAAAAGGTACAAGAGATGCAAAAGGTAGATTTACTAAAAGACAATCTCTTACATTTTTAATTGCTAGATCTATATTTTTGAAAGGTCTAGAACCAACATACTTCTTTACAGATGCATTTCAAGCAGCATATAAGAAATTACCAAAACAATTCATAGATAAGTATGAATTAGACATAGACAACTTTTTAAAATTTACCACAAAATAATGGCAACTTATTTAACAAGACTTAGATCACCTTTTTTTATTGATGAAACTTCCACAGCAACATCAGGTTCAGCAGACTTAACAATTACAATTAATAGTGCTACACAATATGTAATATCAAAAGATACATCTAGTAATAGAGTAATATTTGAAGTATCAGAATTGATAAGAGACTTCCTAGATATTACATGGGATGGTGTATTTCCATATAGCACTACCACTAAAAACAGTCTAGTTAAATATGCACTAATTAAAATAGAATTTTTTACAGGAAATAAAGCTGCAAGAGCATTAACTCCTCAATCAGCATCTCAAACACTTACTCATAACCTTTATGGTTTTGATGCATATAGTGAGTTTAAAGAAGGATCTAACAAGCAATTAGTTGCAGGACAGTTATTACAAAGTAACACTACAATGTATCTTCCTGAAACTGGAGATGCATATGTTCCTACAGAAAGCTCTAATGGTGTAACATATACAACAATTCCTGATACACTAGCAGATGGTGGAACTCAATCAATAGGAGGTATTACTATAACTGTAAAAAGGATATGTGAACCAATATACAATATTATTAAGGTTATATTCATAAACAAATTTGGAGCTTTACAAGAATATTACTTTAACAAGAAAAACATACAATCATTAAATGTAACAAAAGAAAGCTATAAATCTACTTTAATATCAGGTCAGACCTATAACACATTTGACCATCAAAAATATCAATACAATAAACAAGGATCAGAAAGGATAACAATGAACACTGGTTATGTTGATGAAGGACAATTTGAACCTATAAAACAGATCATGTTATCAGAATTAATGTGGGCTGAAATAGGGGTAGCAGTTTATCCTATTAATGTAATAACAAGTTCATTAGAAAAGAAAACAAGGACAAATGATAGACTAGTAAATTACAGTTTAGATTTTGAGTTTGCATATGATATGATAAACAATGTTAGATAATGAGTGCATACCAGTTATATATAAATAATCAAAGAGTTGAAGTCTATGATGATGAAAGTGTTAGTTTAACACAAACTATTCAAGACATAAAAGATGTATCAAAAGTGTTTACAGATTTTTCTAAACCTTTTACTTTACCTGCATCTAAAGAAAACAACAAAATATTCAAACACTACTATAGGTTCAATCTAGGATCAGGTACATCATTTGATGCAAGAAAGAAAGTATCTGCTAGAATTGAATTAAACACAATACCATTTAAAGAAGGTCTGCTTAAATTAGATGGAGTAGATCTAGAAAACAATGAACCTAAATCATATAGAGTTACATTTTTTGGAAACACTGTAACATTAAAAGATACACTTAAAGATGATGAAATTAACTCATTAAACTGGTTAGACAATTTTAACACTACATATAGTGCAGCACAAGTATTGAATCTTTTAACAAATGAAGATGGTTTAGGTGGATCAACAGGTATAACAGTAGATGATTTAGGGACTAATACAACATACTATAAGCCAGTTATTTGTCCATTAATATCTAACTCAGCTAGATTGTATATGGATGGTGGTATCACTGTGCCATATCAAAATGCAGATGGATCAGAAAATTTACAGTTAGGTGGAAACTTAGCACCTACAGGAAGTAGTCCATTTACATCAGCAGATGTTCATGGAGTGTATTTTGAAGATTTAACATATGCAATACCAGTTCACTTAATTATAAGAGCAATACAAAACCAATATACCTCAATTAAGTTTAGTGATGATTTCTTTGATTTAACAAATGGACCTGAAACATACAAGCAATTACACATGTTATGTCAAAACACTGAAGGGAGGCAATTTGAGAACATGGGAACTGCCTTAAAACAAATATCAGGTTTTAGTACAGCAACAGCATTAAACAATAAAATTGCAGTTACATTTAATGCAATATATGTTTTTGGGTTAAGTTCAAATGAATTTATAGTTGGTAACTTTAGCTTTCAAACACCATCAGCTTATCCTACTTTTACAATTAGAGTTAGAAGGGGAGGAACTTCTGAAGTGTACACTCAAACTTTTACTGGAGGTACTAACACAACAAATGCTTTTACAGTTATTATGTATAATTCATCAGCAGGATATACTATTGAAGTAGAGACAGATACAGCATTTGATATATCTAATTTTACATTTCAAGCAACTGATGGAAGTGGTAATCAAACATCACATCAACTTACAAATGTATCAATACCTTTAGAAAAAGAGTTTATAATTAAAGACCATCTTCCTTCACTAAAAACTATAGATTTCCTCACAGGGTTATTTAAGATGTTTAATCTTACAGCATTTGAGCAAGATGGAATAATCCATGTAAAAACACTGGAAGAATTTTATAATGCAGGATCAGTTAGAGACATAACAGAATTTGTAGATCCTACAACAATGAAGATTAATAAAGCTCTACCATATGAACAGATAAAATTTGAATACAAAGACACTGATTCTAAATTAGCTAAACAACATTCACAACTTAGTGGTTCATCATGGGGTTCTTTGGGTTACAATAATAATGAAGATTTAAACAGCAGTAATAGTGTGTTTAATGTAGAAGTTCCTTTTGCACATATGAAGTTTGAAAAACTATTAAATGGTGCTAATGAAACAGAAGTGCAGGTTGGATGGATGGCAAATGAAAATGGAGAGGCATATTTTAAAGATGCATTATTATTTATACCAATATATCAACAGTCAGCAAATGATATTAGGTTTTTAGAACAGAAAACAGGTACAGGAGGAATTAATGACTTTGGAGATTTTTGGATGCCTAGTAATTCTGTAAGTGTATTGCCTGAAGTAAACAAAGAAAACATACATTTTAATTTAGAAATAAATGAGTTTACTAATAGTATAGCATTTACAGACACATTATTTGAAAAATATTATAGATTTTATATCCAATCTGTATTCAATAGATCAAAAAGACTATCAAATATTACTGCTAGATTACCAAAAAAGTTTATTTTAAAC